TAAAAATCGGAGGGCTTGCGAGCCTCAAGAGCGCCACAGCGCCGCACCTTGACGGGATATACCGCATTGAAACAATATCATACAGCGGGGACAATTACGGAGACGCATGGACACAGACATGCACCGGCACCCTGGCCGCGGAGGCTAAATCGATATGAAGGAAAAACTCCGATTAACCGATATAATAGCTGATGCAATCGGCGAGGCGCTGTCGAATTTGCACACTGCTACCATTGCCAAGGTTACGGCGGTGCAGGAAAAACGATCAGCGTGCAGCCGGTTATTAACCGCGTGGTTGACGGCAAGTCTATTCAGTTGCCGCAGTTCACAAAAGTACCGCCTCTTTTTATGCAGGGCGGCGGCAGCTATACGGCGCACCCTATAGCCGTGGGCGACTATTGCCTTTTGATTTTGACCGAGAGATGCTTTGATCGATGGTATTCAGGGTCAGATTTCCAAGACCCGGCAGAGTTTCGGATGCACGACTACAGCGACGGAATTGCCATTGTTGGGATCAATCCGCAAGCCGGGGCGCTTACCATTCCAAGCGTTATCCAGCAAACCGGAGACGCTAACGCTGACGGGGATCATACCCACCAGGGCGACACTACGCAGATGGGCAATTTAACCATCACCGGCAACCTGCATGTAAACGGAAACATAACTTGCACAGGTAAACTCACGGCGGGGACAGCCACAATCGGCGGCATAGACTTCGGCACCCACACACACCCGGGAGATAGCGGCGGGACAACAGGAGGGCCACAATAATGAGAGTTTCAGGATTAGATAAAAACCTTGATTGGAGATTTGGCAAGGGTCGAGCTGTTTATAAACGCAACGCGGATGCCATTGCACAAAATATCCTCACGCGGCTTCGGTCGTTTTTGGGCGATTGGTATCTTGACACCGAGATCGGTATCGATTGGCTAACCCTCCTCGGCAATCTCGGCACCGAAAAGCGGATTCTTCGATCCGTTGAATCCACCGTCATGCAGACCGAGGGGGTATTGTCAATCCAAGAGTTAAAAATAATTGGACGCGACAGCGACCGAGGTGTTACAATCCGCATCAGATATACAGACGTTTTCGGTGCGTCTAAACCTCAGACATTGGAGTTCACAGCATGACGCTTCCAAAATTCACGCCTGACGGAATACAGGTTCAGACTTTTCAGGAAATTTATGACGAGCTGGCGGCTGGCTATCGGGCTATTTATGGCGAAGATATTAACCTTGACCCCGACAGCCCAGACGGCCAGAGGGTAGCAATCGAGGCGCAACTTGTTCTGGATGCTCAATCCTTCGGCGCACTTGAATACAACCAACGCGACCCAGACTTTGCACTCGGCCAGTCTCTAAACTCAATTATTAAACTATCCGGCATTACGCGCAGACCCGCAACAAGATCGCAAGTTGATGTTGAAGTGACGACCGATAGACCGCTGACACTTCCTCCGGATTATGCCGTCGAGGATGATTTAGGGCAGGCATGGACTACGCTCAATGCTATCGATATTATTGCAGGCGAAACAACTGTAACACTTTTTGCGGAAACCTTCGGGGCGGTTGAAGCTGGCCCTGCCACAGTAGTCAACCCTGTAACAGTGGTTATCGGGGTGCTGTCGGTTACTAATGATTTGTCTGCTGTCGTTGGAATAGATGAGGAAACTGACCAAGAGCTGCGGATTCGGCGGAATCGATCACTCGAAACCCCGCAGTCATCCAGCACCGGAAGAATGTTCACGGCTCTGGCAAACTTGCCCAGCGTCACCGATGTGGCGGTATATGAAAACGACACGGACACGACTGACTCCGACGGCATCCCGGCGCACAGCTTGTGGGTTGTGGTTGAGGGCTGCGCGGTATCGGGTATCGTTGAGACGATGGTTAAAAACAAAAACCGGGGGCAAAGGGATGGTCGGCGCGGTAACTGGAACATTTACGGAATCAGTTCTGAGGCCGGACGGATCAACTTTTACCATTGTTCACAGCATGACATTTGACAGACCTTCTCTTGTGCCGGTATTGGTGCGGCTGACCGCGACACGAAAGGATGCGGCTGATCCTGTCGATGAAGCACTTATCGCGCAGGAAATAGCGAAGCGGGTCTTTGTTATTGGAGAAAATCTCCTGGCAAACGACCTCTATCGGTTGGCGTTTAATGCTGGTGACAATTTCATCCCGACAGAGCTTGAGATCAGCATAGACGAGGGCTCTTCGTGGACTGATGGAAGCGTCCTGACGGCTCCAAATGAGAAGTTTACACTTGACGCGATCGATGTAACAGTTTCGGAGGTTATCCCGTCGTGAACTTTGAATCCGAATATGTAAACCTCCTGATAAAACAATATTGGGAGAAGCCCAAAAGCCGCCGCCGAGATCGGAATGAAGGCAGGCGCATGGCGCAAGACGTTCGAGTGGATCGATTCTTTTAGCGAAGAGTTTGATCTTGATAGCGCAACCGGCGACCGGTTGGATATCATTGGGCGCATTGTCGGAATAAAACGAATCGTTCCTTTTGTGGTGCCGAAAATCGCTTTCGGGTTTGACGAGAATCCAAACGCACGCGGCTTTGATGATAAGTTTTCGCCGCTGACAGACAGGGCTCCATTTCAGGACAAATTTGAGCGGGCTTATACAGATTTGCAGCTTGATGATACAGCCTACCGTTTTTTATCCGCGCTCGTATTGCAAAAAATGTCGGCGGGCCGTATCTTGTAGACGATCAAGGGCTCGCGATTCAGGAAGTTGTAAGCACGCTTTTTGCCGGGGCGGCTTACGTCGTCGACAAAAAAGACATGACGCTGGCGCTTTACGTGTCGCCCCAGTACAATCTTGACAACCTAAGAGCAATAATCAAGCTCGACCTGTTGCCGAAACCGCAGGGCGTGAGGTATGGTGTCGTTATCCAAGCGGGGCCCGGTGAGACATTCGGGTTTGCGGATAACGCGGATTCTCTTCCATTCGCGGATAAATTTTGACTTAACAACCCAGCCTGGAGGCAGGCTAGCAAACAAGGTGGTGATCTAATGGCAAAAATCGATAGATACAACGGAAACCTGGAGGCGTTTGCGGCAGATGCGCTGAGTACGGAGCGCACCATTTTTGGAGATACTGCGCAGTCCGACACGCTTGACGACAACATTACGACAGACTTTCTGCGCGGCTGGGGGCTTGTCGGCGTAAACGAAAACCCGACAAAACAAGACTTTAACGGCCTTGCGTTTTACTCTCGGTCAGCTGATTGCGTATTTGCATCAGCGCGGGATTGCAGAGTGGAACACTGCTCAGGAATACTATGTGGGCTCTGTGGTCACTACGCTTGCTGGAATTTACCGGCTGAAGTCTGGCGGCGACGGAAGTTCTGACCCCGATACTGACGGCGGGAGTAACTGGGAGCTTGCACCTACGCGGGCGGAAGTGGACGACAAGGCGGACAAAGACACAACCTACACCGAGACGGAAGTTGACAACCTTCTTAATGCCAAGGCCGACCAAGACACAACCTACACCGAGACGGAGGTTGATGACCTGCTTGACGACAAGGCCGCTATCTCAGGGCAGACTTTTTCCGGCGACATATCAGCTTCCAATCTAAGCGGAACGAATACGGGGGACGGAGCACTAGCAATTGGTGTCGGGCAGACTTGGCAGGATATGACTGCGAGCAGGTCGTCTGGCTTTACATACACAAACAGTACAGGTAAGCCCATTACCGCAGCCGTAAATATAATAGACGCTTACACCGGCTCTCCCGCTTCTGGTTTTGTCGGTGCAACTAGAGTATTTTACACCTCTAACTTGTATGTGGAGGAATACTTTACTTTTATCATTCCTGCTGGGAGCACATACAGGTTTGATTATAGCCCTAACCCCTTCAGTCTTGGGTTGAACTTCGATAAAGGAACAAATTATGAACCATTACAAAGACGAATCAAACAACCTCTACGCCTACGAGTCAGATGGCTCACAGGATGCTTTCATCAAAGAAGGCTTAGTTCCGATCAGCGATGAAGACTTGGCGGCTATGATAGCGCCCACGACTGAGCAAATCCTACGCCAGCTAACAGCCGCACGCAAAGAGCAAGAGCGGCAGGGCGTAGTTATCAACGATGTCCGTTACGCAGGCGACCCCGGCAACCGGCAGGCTTTGCAAGAGGCAATCGCGTTTATGGATTATGCTGGGCGAACGGAGTTTGAAAGCTGGAAAGACTCAGACAACGCATTTCACGCAAGTCACCCGCTCATCGATGTTGTAGATGCATACCAGGCCATAGGAGCCCGCCGCGCGGAGCTCATCGCAACCGAGGGTGAGTACGCTGCACAGATCACCGGCGGCACATTTACTGATCTGAGGTTGGTAGCATGGCCGTGAGTACCGGACTCTGCGCGGTTGAGTTGTTTTGCCGGTGAAAATTGTTAAATCAATAACACCCGAAAGGGCACCATCATGGTAAACAAGCTCTCTAACGAAGCTGAAGCGCAGGAATCGCGCAATAAACTCTTACCAAACGACGGATAGACGGATACTATGGACTATCAAGTACTTTTCAACTGGGCTAGCGGGGCCCTGACAACTATGGCGCTCCTCGTGGTGACGCTTGTGATCACCCTCTTGCGCGGTCTTTTCGCGGACCTTACGGCCTTCCGCGAAGAGGTGGCCAAAGACTACCTCCGCAAGGACGATTTTAACCGAGTTGCTGACCGCATATTTACAAAACTCGACACGATTAACAATAAAATTGACTGGAAACCCGGCAAATGATCTTAAAAGATATTATCAACGGCTTGGGCGGCGGTATCCTCTCCGGCGTGTCTGACCTTATCAAGGGGACGAATACCACGGATAAAGAACGACTGGCTCTCCAGAACGAGGCTACCCGCATTGTAAGTGACCAGCTTGTAAAAGCGGATGCGCAGCTTGTCGCGTATGAGCAGGAGCTAACGAAACGGCAGGCTAACGATATGCAATCAGATAGTTGGCTGTCAAAGAATGTTAGGCCTATGGTACTCATATTCCTCATTGCGGCAACCGTGCTGCTGGCGTACCTCACTATTTTCATCTTGCCTACCGACAAGTCCAGTATGATCGAGCCCTGGATCGGGCTGCTAACCAACCTCGACCTCGCGGCCATAGGCTTTTACTTTGGCTCACGAGGTGCCGAAAAGATAGGCGCAACAATCAAAACAGGTAAAAAATAATGCTAAATTACATTATCGTAACGATCCTCATCGTCTTTGCAGTGCTCGTGTATGACATTTTGACCGGTAGAGTTGGGTCGGCGCTACAATACCTTCGTGATCGGACGGGTGCCATTTACCTTGCTGTCAAAGAAAAGGTTGACTTCCTAATCAAATGTTTCAAAGGTTGACCCATCATGCACCAGTATTGGCACTTAGGCAGCGTATCCGACGCGATAGAGGCTGCGGACGGGTATCATATAGGCTTTGCTGACACCCCTTTATGGGCAGCCAAGATAATCGAAGAACACAATAAAATCGTGGAGGAGTTATGCCGTCTTTTAGCACAAGATCAAAATCAAACCTCAGCCAAGCCCAACCTGACTTGCAGCGGCTCTTCAATGCAGTGATCAAGCACTATGACTGTACAGTTATCTGCGGACATAGGAGCCAAGAGGAGCAGGACAAAGCCGTTGCGGAAGGAAAGAGCAAGGTTAGATACCCGTATAGCAAGCACAATAGCTTCCCGGCTCGCGCCGTGGATGTAGTCCCTTACCCGATAGACTGGGACGACAGAGAGGGCTTCTACGCCTTCGGTGGATTCGTCAAAGGTGTTGCGTCGCAGAAGGGTATAAAAATCAGGTGGGGAGGGGATTGGGACTCAGATAATGACCTCCACGACCAAAATTTTATTGACCTCCCGCATTTTGAGCTTGCAAGTTAGGCAGATTTTGAGTACATTATCACTGTCAGTAACCCCTACTGGCAGTCATAGTTGGTTGTTGCACCCCGGGCGGCTGGTTACCCCCGGGGTATTTTTTAGCCCAGCAGCTCTTCCATTGCTATTTCAGATACCCCCCGTTTGTTGTGCAGCGCGGCGAACACCCGTTGATCTATAGTGTTTGCAGTCATCAGCACATACACCCAAACCGCGTGCTTCTGCCCGCTCCGGTGCAGCCGTCCAATGGATTGCTCGTACTCGTCCAGCGACCAAGGGACCGATAAAAACACAATGTGGTGCGCGGCCCCCTGAAGATTCAGCCCGTGACTGGCGCTTTTAGGGTGCGCAGCAAGTAGCTCTATAGACCCTTTATTGAACCGGTTGACAGCGTCGGTGTCGTCAAGTGTCTGCACATGCGGTTGTCTGCGCCGCAGCTCCGCAAGCTCTTCGGTAAAAGTGTAATACACCATCGTCGGGCTGTGCTGGTTCTCGTCCAGTATCTCGTCTAAACGGTCGAACTTATGCTTGGAAAACCATATCGGGGTTTTTACACTGACCATTTTCGTGGCACCCGGAACAAGCGCCGTATCGTATACAAAACCGCT